CACATACTTTTCTAACATATCGTGTACTGCCGTACCCCTTGTTGAGGCAATTCTTGATATTTTATTTGCCTCTTCTTCCCCTACTCTTGCTCTCCATGCCTGGATTGCCTCTCTGCCTAATATAGACAGAACTGTTGTAATAGAAGGATAAGTACTACCATCAGGAGCGGTGTATGTTCTACCACCAGAGCCTGTCTTTGCAGAAAGGTCGTTATATCCCAAATCCACTTTTTCATGTATAAAATTCCCCTTATTTAAAGTCATCATTTTCCATCATTTCCTTTGTCATTATAAAGTCCCTTACAAGACTCGATCTGACAATGTCTTTCCATTTAAACGTAATATGTTCAAAGTGTTTCATATTTTCTAAAATTGCAGTAAACTTGGCCAAACCTAACATGTCAACATTTTTTGTAAAGTCTGTTTGATAATAATCACCACATAAAATAATTCTGGTATTATTACCCAATCGAGTAATGACCGAACACAATTCGTGATAATTAAGATTCTGTGATTCATCAATTAAAACAATACAATTATTAAGTGTGACTCCTCTTATAAACGAGGTAGTTAAAAATTCAATGTTCTTTACAGTTTCTAGTTTTTTCCATGCATCTTTGTCTTCAAAGAGGTCGGATAGAATTGCATTATATGGAATTTTATATGCATCTTCTTTTTCTTCTAATGTTCCAGGCAAGAATCCCATATCTCGTGTAGGTACTGCCGATCTCACTATGACTAATTTATCTTGCGGAAGTTCTTTATTTAGAACATCCAATAATGCCAAGTAAATTGAAATAAAGGTTTTACCTGTACCAGCAGATCCGGATAAGACTAGATTAAATCCATCTTTCCATGATTCAAATACAAAGCTTTGTGCTTCTGTGAGAGGTTCTAATGTAACCAAATGTTCTGTTCTTAAACGTGAAGGTCTTTGACTCATTTTGTTCTAATATTATCCTTTAACCGTGGGGGTAAACCCGATTTAATTTTATCTTGCACTTCTTTCCATCCGTCTCCTGCACGAGACAGTGTTCCACCTACACTACCAACAATTGATGGTGTAGATAAAATTACTTGTTTTAAATTAGGATTATCCTTTAAGAATTGATCCTTATCGGATATCTTAATCATTTTTGTAACGATTTCACCCGTTTCCTTATCTTCAAAATCATACAGCGGCATGATTAAACCACTCCGGCACTTTACGTTTTGTCCAATCCATTTTAAACCTCGATTGCTTTGTTTGATAGAAATTTCTGTAAGACTGTACAGGATCAGTACCACCCAACCCATATACTACACACTCTGGATTAGAACCCATAGCCAATTTAAAGTGAGTTCTACCACCTGTTCTATTGATATTATCTGGCAACTGTTTTAGGGCCTTTCTGAATTTAGTATCCGTTGAATGTATCTTACCATACCTATATGTATATTCATCCATAAGTGCACAAAAATGTTCATAGTGCCAAGAATAATTACAACAAGACTCGCGTGTCCATACAGTACATGGATGATTGTGATGTACAGCCTTGTAATACAAGTCCTCTCTTTCGTCTGGTAATTTGTAATATTTTAAGATTCTTTTTCCTGATTTGGATGGACGTTGCTCGATCGAGCCGTCTAGCATTCTGTGTACAGTAGATAGCATTTGTGCCGATTCTACAATCATTTTAACCACATGTTTGTCACACTGTTCTTGTGCTGCAATTACTGGGTCTTCGTTTAGTATAAAAATATTCATAGTGTATATTGTAGTGTATATTATAATGTATATTATATCACATCAATTCAAATTTGTCAACCATTATTTTTGGTTTGGATGCCACTCCCCAAAAAAGCAATGAAGTACCTCATGTCCAATGAGTTCTGGTCTATATGTCCAAGAAGGATCTGGCACATATACGATGCATTCTTTATATTCTGATTCAACATCTCTATAGAATACGCTCCATGCCTCTACTTTTCTAGCCCTACTTGAAGTAAATCGTTCTGCCTTAAGTTCATCATATTCTTTTCTATTATCTATAAATTTGTAAGTGATAATAACATCGGGCCTATAATATTCTTTTTTCTCAAAGTAGTATCCATCACGCCCTCGATCCAACAATGAGTAATCGAATCCCATTAATAATATTAATATGAGTGCTCCCAAAAGAGCTCTTAATATAATCATTACATTCCAAAGTAATATCTAATTAGCCCCGAAAATAATATAATGCCTATAACTCCATTTAATAAGATAAGTGCTCTATCTCGCCACATAAATCCTACAATAAACCAACCCATTGCACCAATCCAAGACAACAGCATATCCATCCACATTAATTCTGGCACTCCAGCCGCTCTGATTGTTATTGCACATAGAATGATGATACTTGATATCCATTTTAGATACCAGTCGTAGGTGTATTTTGGTGTTGCTGACTTATAAATTCTTTTAGAATTTGCAAGTTCTTCCTTAGTAAATTTAATTTCTTCTGTCATAGGTAATTGGCCCTGTTTTACCAGGGCCTTAACCCCGGTTATTTAACCTCCTTGAACTGCCGCCATATCTTCAATGTATTTATTTAGGTATTCGATTTTTTTCTGCATCTTATATGCTAGAACATCTTTCCCCTTACGCTTCAGTTTCTTTTGATAGTATATTGCCTCTTTTTGGTCTTTTTTAAGGCGTTCAATTTGTACATGCATAATGTTTCTCCATGTTGATTAATTGAATTCTATCATTATAAAGGTTTTATATAGGCTGCCCTCCTTATTATCATGTTATTATTACTTACTGATTAAATTAGGGAATGCATCTTGACAAAGTTTCTTTGTAATTCCCTTATACTTCAAATTTTTATCTTTTGCCTGAATGAACAATTCTGCATCATTTGGATGAATTGATTCAAGTAAAGAAATAAATACCGATTCTCTTTTTACTTGACTCATATTTGTCTTTGGGCCCTTAAAGAAATATTTAAACTGTCTAAATTTATGATACAGAGTAGAATAATTATGGCCGTCGACCATATCATCTTTCTTATAGGGTGGTGCACCTTTCGGTAATAGGGAAACGATATCATCATCAAAATTAATTCTGATAATATCTCTAAGTGGTGCTGAATTATTCTTTTGCAAATAAGCAATCTTCGCACTCTTAGTATTTAGTTTTGCGGCCTCTTCAAAGACCTCGGATATTAATTTTCTACGCATTATAAAACTCCTCCACGCATTCAATCAGGTTGTTACATCTTTTCTTAATTAAGTAATTCAAAACTTTCATTTTCATAGGTAGTTTTTGATTATCATAATTATTTATAATTGATTCTTGTATGTCCTCTGGGATTTCTGTCAAGTCAATTAATTTTTTATTTCTCTGATAGTTGCGATATACTTCCTCAGGCATGGCTTCTTTTAGGTTATCACTTCTTTCTAACCAATCGTCAATACGTGTTTGCCTTAAGGGAGTTTGTTTTGCCTCTGTGATAAAGGTATCATCCTTTGATAATACGTTAGGAACACCATCGCCAGAATCACCTCGCATGATGTGATTAAATAGATATGTTCTAGGGTTCTTATCACTTACTACTTTCTTTTGAATAGGAGACCACTGTTTTACATTATTGTATTTTTGTAATTGAATAAAGTCCTTATCGGATGAAACAATCATTACAGGTTCTCCATGACCAAATTCTTGGGTACGGATAGTAAGTGCACCTATAATATCATCGGCCTCACACCCTTCCATATGCAGTACTTTATATGGTAAATTTTCTTGGATTTCTTCTCGTACTAGATTAAGTATTCTAAAAATTTCAGACCAATCGGTATCAGATTCTTCTTTACCTTTCCTGCGCATTGCCTTGTATTCTGGGAAGTATTCTCTTCGCCATGTATTCATACCATCAGCGCATATAACCATTTGGCCATACTCTTGTCGGTATCTCTTGTTATACATACGGATACTATTAAGAATCATATGGCGTATCATATTTTCATCATTAAGTTTTTGCACTATGATGTTGGATAGTGCGATCTGACTATAGTCAAGTAATATCATTAGGTTCTCGGGTTTCTTGTATTTTAGTGAATAGAGTTTCTAGGTCTTTTTGCAAGAAGTGTTTTATACCACCATAACGCATAAACATAGAAGACAATAAATTTACTACTACAAACATATCACGGGACTCTGCATACTCTGGATTTCTAAAATCAAGTTCTTTAAGATTACTACCTTCATCTGAATCAATATAATCTTCCAATAGCAGTAGAGCAAACTGAGCAGTATCTACACATTCGTCTGTGAAGTTCTCATACTCCCAGTCCCTTTCTTCCTCAATCTGTGCTTGTCTTCGCTCAGTCGGAAATTGTATGATATTGTTCTTCATAATAGGTATATTATACTACACTTTTCCATAAATGTAAACCCCTATTTAATTAAATTTTTAACTGTTTGTCCACCAATTTTACAAGATATGATTCCGTTATAATACTCTTCTGTAAGTAATACGTCTCTATCGAATTGTTCCTTAGCTTCCATATATGCACAGTCACCTTTAGTCTTACATAAGTGAAGAATCTCTCTGGTATAATTATCTGTACCGAATTCTTCTATCTCTGCAACTAAATGTTTATTAGAGCCCCAATAGGTTCTCCAATCAGATTCAACCTTAAGCTTCTTCCTGCGTTTTCTTGTCTTGGTTATAGGTAAAGTTTTCTGACTCCAAAAGAACTTCTTCCCTACGTATTTCCTCTGATTTTTCAGATTGGTTATTATGTAGACAAAACCATATACGTTGCTCGGATCGAAGTCTTCGGGTGGTTGCCACTCGATGCCTTGATATACCCATGGGGGATTATTCCTCGTAATCTTCGTCATAGTCCAAAGTTTCTACGGTAGTATCATCACTATCATAATGTGGTGTTGCATCCACTTCTGATGATATACCGCAATTAGGGCAGAATCTATCGTCTGTATCCCATTCATCCTCTATTGAAATAAATGATCGTTTATAACAAAATTGACAATCATGCACGTACCAATGTGTCGGTGCAGTTCCGTATGCCATAAGTAACTCCTTATTTGTTAAATCTTTTGAAATTCTAACCACCCGCCAATATTCTTCCCATCAACTCTTATTTGGGGAAAAGTTCTTGCTCCTGGGAAATTCTCTAGCATTTCTTCTCTACCAAAATCAACTCCCAATTTAAAGACTGAATATTCTATATCGTTTCTTTCTTGTATCATTGACTGTGCCTTGTGCACTGCCATATCACAGTAAGGGCAATTATCCTTACTAAAAATTTCTATTTTCATTATATTCTCCTAAGCTATTGTATTTTCTATAACCCACATCATACCTAACATGAATCCTAAAAGACTTACTTGTAAAATTGATAAACCTATAATAATATTGCCTTGAATATCAGCCCAATATTTAAGTTCGCCGCCGATCCACTCTTTTTGTTCTTTAGGAGTACAATCTCGCGGTTTGTCAAAATTAAATTTAAGTTGTGTTGGCATTATAGACTGAGTCCTTTTAGTGTGTTGTCATCTATGTCTTGTTTTACGCCCCCAACCACATAAGAACTTATTTCTGTCTCTTGTGGTGCTACTTGAACATTACCTCCAGAAATCCATTTTTCTGTCCATGGTAATGGATTCATTTGAGTAACTGTATATGGGCAAGGTAATCCAATTGCCCTCATTCTTTTACAACCAATCCATTCTATATAGTCACATAACAATTTTGAATTTAGACCAATCATAGAACCGTCACGGAATAAGTATTCAGCCCATGCTTTCTCTTGTTCAATAACATCTACATATAACTGAATGGATTCTTTTTCGGTTTCTTTTGCAATCTTAGCAAAGTCCTTATCCTCTTTCTGCAAGAGTTTTAACATTGTTGTTGTGGATGCAAGGTGAGTATTCTCGTCACGTGCAATAAATTTAATAATCTTTGCATTACCTTCCATTTTCTTTAACTCTGCAAAGGCCCAAGAACAAGCAAAGGATACATAGAACCTGACTCCCTCTAATGCATTTGCAGACATCATTGCCATCCAGATTGCTCTCTTATGTTGCATTTTATTAGTAGGTCCATTATTTGATGTAACCAAATCATCATAGTAGGTACTAATAGAATCTGCACATTTACCAATCTCCTTTGTGTCTAAAATATTATCGAATACTTTAGAAGGATCTGGGTATACGTTACGAATGATGTGTGTATAACTCTTACTGTGAATTGTTTCAAAGAATGACCAAGTTTCTATCCAGTTTTCAACTTCTGGTAGAGAAGCAATAGGTAAGAATGCAAGATTAGGTGCACGGCCCTGTACCGAATCCAATACAATCTGTCTCTTTAAATTTGATGTAAAAATATGCTTCTCATGTTCGGTAAGAGAATCGAAATCTTTTTTATCTTTTGAAATATCTACCTCTTCGGGTCTCCAAAAGAATCCTAATTGTTTTTCGGTAATCTTATCTAATTGTGGATATTTTAGTTCATCATATCTTTGAATATCTACGCCTTCATCTAAGAACATATTTTTCTCCAGATGTGACTTTTTATTCTTCTTCAATACTGACATTAATTTTTCCTTTTTTTCTAAATCGTTTATTATAACCCTTTTTAATGTTTTT